TTCTGAAACCAGTGAGCCTGGAGAACCTATGACACCCCAAGAACAAGCCCAATTCGATGCGCTGAAAGCACAAGTGCAAACATTGACTACCGAAAACCAAACATTGGCAGCCGATAAGCAAACACTGACCACACAGGTGGCCAGCTTTGCAGAGGCGCAAAAACAAACCTTGCACCTTAGTCATGTCAGCTTTGCTGACGGCCTGATCAAGGCAGGCAAGCTGCTGCCAGCAGACAAGGACGCTACTGTCGCCATGCTGGATCAGCTGGCTGGTAATGAGTCTACCGTTGAGTTTGGTGAGGGTGACGGTAAGCAATCTCAGACCCCGCTGGCCATTTACAAGGCGCAGCTGGAAAAAGCGCCGGTGCTGGTCAATTTTGGTGAGCATGCGGGGGCTGATGGTGGTGACCCACAACCATTATCTGATGATGAGGTTGTGAATCGTGCCCGGGCGTATAAAGCAAAAGTCCAAAAAGACGGTGTCCACGTAAGTTTTTCTGAAGCTGTTGAAGTTGTACACGCGGGTAAAGACCAAATTTAAGTTTTTACGCCATTCAGTCATTTTTTAAAGGGTCATCATGAGAAATCAAGGTTTAACAAAGAACTATGTTGCAGGTGCAGTTATTGCAGCCTATCGCATTGTGAAGTTTGGTGCCAACGATGCTGAAGTGCTTCAAGCCGCAGCAGCCACAGATTTGTTGGTTGGTGTAACGGATAGAGCTTATCCAGAAGCTGCTGGGGAGCGTGTTGAAATTACTCGCACAGGCATCGCCGAAGTTGAGTACGGTGGCGCAGTCACACGTGGCCAGAAATTAACCTCTGATGCCACAGGCCGTGCAATTGCTGCAGCACCTGGCGCAGGTGCCAACGTGCAAGTGATCGGTATTGCAGAGGTCTCTGGCGTGCTTGGCGATATCGGTTCAATGCTTATCGCGCCATCTGTAATGCAAGGCTAACTGCAGCTTGCTTTGTTGGTTATTTATTCAAATTTAAATTAAGGAGTTGTCATGCAGTTACCAGCAGAACAGGTAAGTCGCTTGTCGCAAATTGCTATGGCAGTGAAGCCTGAAGGCTTTATTGCAGATTTGGTTTGTCCGCGTGTGGATGCGGGAGGTACCAAGTTTAAATATACCGTCCTGGAAAAGAATGACATGTTCACAATCCCGGACACAAAAGTAGGCCGAAAGAGCGAATTTAACGAAGTTGAATTTGGCTCCAAGCTTTTGGATGGTTCCGTTGAGGATTGGGGGCTGTCAGATGTTGTCCCAGACTCTGATGTTCAAAAGGCTGATGCGGGTGAGGTTAATTACCGGCCTCTTGAGCTTGCTGCGGAAGGAACAAGCTTGTTGGTAGACCTGGCGCGTGAAAAACGTGTGGCAGATTTGTATTTTGGCTTGAATACATATGCGGCTAATCAGCGCTTAACGCTTTCTGGCACTGATTTGTGGGACAACACTGCTAGTGATCCGCTGGCTATGATCATGGACAGCCTGGATACCATGCTTGTCCGCCCAAACATTGCTGTCTTTGGTCGCAAGACTTTTACGAAATTACGTCGGCATCCAAAAATCGTTGCAGCTGTCCTGAATAACGATGGCCAGATTCATGGTGGTACAGGCGCAGCGGGTTATGTATCCAAACGCTCATTGGCCGAGTTGTTTGAAGTTGATGAAATCTATGTCGGTGAAACCTTCTACAACAGCGCTAAAAAAGGCCAGGCATTCAGTGGCTCTCGTCTGTGGGGTAACCATGCAGCATTCCTTCGCATTGATCGCAATGTGGCAGCTCCTGATCGCATTAGTTTGCCGACTTTTGCGATCACAGCAGAGTTTGGCAAAAAGACCACTCGCCCAGTAGATATGCCAAATCGTGGTATTCGCGGTTCAACCCAAATCATCGTTGCAGAGCAACTGAAGGAATTGATCACTTACCAAGAAGGTGGATTTTTCTTCCAAAACGCAACCAGTTAACTCAATTGCTTGGTTATAGCCCCGATGCGGGGCTATTTCTCTAAAACGATTTGCAAGAGGCCACTATGAAAAAAGCATATTTGGTTTTGTCTCAGATTTCTCACGATGGCAAAACCTTTCTTCCTCCTGGTAGTAATCCAGATGATGATGAAGACGGCATTATTTATTTAACTGATGAAGAGGCACAGCGCCTCAAAGCTTGTGATGCCATCGAGGAAATTGATGATGGCCAGTTAATTCTTGAACCGGCTACGCCATCTGAGCCATTGACGCCAGCTGATACCTTAAATCCTCCGGGTTATTTCCCGTTAGGTTTTTCAAACGGTGAAAGCACAGCATCTGCCGATGCCCTGGCCGAACAGACCGATAAAGAGACCAACCAGGACCCACTGAATAATAAGGATGGTGGTGATGCCACCCCGACAGCAGATTTATCCGCTGCCGGTGAGACGCTGACTCCGGGGGCGTCAGCCCCTGGAGCTGAAGAAGCCATAACACCTGCCAGTGCCGATGCCGTTCAGGATCCTGTCGATCCTGCCCCAGCGGTAGTTTCTACCGCTGGGGGTGATGGCCAAACTATTCTTGACCCAGCCGCTACGCCTCTTGATGGGGCGGCCACCGGGGAAAAAGCTTCTCCGGTGGTAGCTCAGGATCCGGCGCCAAGTGAGTCTGCATCTGATCCGGTTGCCGCAGTTGAGGCCCCAGCTGCAGCAGCGCCAGCGGATGAAGCTAAGGCGGATGCACCTAAGAAAACCCGCAAAGCAGCGGCAGCTAAGTAATGGCATACGTCACTTTAGATCAATTGCAGAAGAGTTTCGGCCAGGCCGAGATTCTTCAGCTCACGGACCGGAACAGAACCGGTGCCGTCGACATGGACGTGCTACAGCGTGCAATTGATGATGTGACCGCGCAGATTGATTCTTTCCTGGCTGGCCATTACGTGCTGCCACTGTCGAATATTCCAGCCAACCTGGTGCGCATCGCTGCAGATCTGGTCCGGTACCAGCTTTACGACATTAAGGTGAACGATCTGGTAAAGCAGCGCCGTGATGATGCCATTGAGTACCTGACCAAGGTCAGCAAAGGGTTGGTGATCTTGGGGGCAGACCAGACTGGGGAACCTGTCCGGCCTGATGCAGGCGGTGGCGTTAAATCTATTGCGCCTGGCCGTATTTTTACGGATGAAAGCTTGAGCGGTTACTGATGATCCAGGAGACGATCGACCGTTTAAAGCTTGGCAGCTTTGCCCTGGTGGGTGGTAGCGCAGAGATTGACCAGGACATTGCATTACCAAGTTTGCCTGCAGCATTTGTGGTCCTGGGCGGCGAGCAGGCAAGTGACAGCACATCCGCAAATGCCGTGCAGCAGCTGATTACTGCCCAGATTGTGATTCTTTACGCAGTGCGTAATGCGCGGGACGCGGATGGTGTTGAAAGTATCAAGGACCTCAAGCCATTACGGGCCGAGGTGAAAAATAAGGTGGTTGCATGGCAGCCAACGCCGGAATGTGATCCGATCATTTTCCGTAGTGGCCAGTTGCTCAAATTGGATGATGCTGGCGTGCTTTGGTGGGTGGATACCTTTGAAACCAGTTTTATAGAGAGGCATTTATGAAATCTGAAAATATGTTGTCTGGTGGCAGCTATGTAATTAACCCTGAGACACATGATGTTGAAAAGGTTGAGTCCACCATTAGCCAGGAAGAAGCTGCAGCCCTCGAGAAAGAGAAGGCTGCGCAATCTTCAGGCAAGACTAAAAAATCTAATCAGGGAGATCAGTAATGTCTGATTTACGTTTACGCGTTCTATCTTGCCTGGCCAAACCTGAATCTGTTTATGGCCAAGACTCAACGCCCAACGGCGCGGTGAATGCCATTTTGTTTGCTGGGCAGCCAACATTGACACCTATGCAGCTGACTTCAGTGCAGCGTGAAACCATTCGTCCGTTCTTTGGTAACGCGGAGACCTTGCCGACCAGTATTTATGGCCGCTTGGAATTTAGCGTTGAAATGGCTGGATCTGGCACGCCTGGTGTTGCCCCTGCATGGGGTGCCTTGTTGCGTATGTGTGGCTTTAGTGAAACCCTGCTTGCAGCGGATCTCACTGCTACCGGTCAAGCTGGTGGTGGCGCTGGCGGTATCAAATTAGCCGCTGGCGCCAGTGCTGTTACCGACTTTTATCAAGGCATGCCTATTGAGATCACAGCCGGTACAGGTGTGGGCAAAAAGGGCTTGGTTGTTGATTACGATGGCACCTCTAAAATCGCCAAGATTGCCTCTGCGGATTGGGTGGCAACGGACGCAACATCACAATACAAAATCGGTGCTGCAGCTGTTTACCGTCGCATTACGGACAACCCTGAATCTGGCACATTGATTTTCAACATAGATGGCGTGCAGCATAAGTTCCTGGGGGCGCGTGGTAGCGTTTCTGGTGAAGCCAAGATGGATGCGATTGGCAAGCTCAATTTCACCTTCCAGGGCTTGTTTGTGCCGGTGGTCGATGCCGTACAGCCAACAGTCATTTTGACAAACTGGG